GCGATCGACGTCCGAGGGCGCGCGCTGTGGCCCGAACGCTGGCCCGTCGCAGAGCTCGAGAAGCGCCGCGCCGAGGTCGGTGAGTACGATTGGTCCTCGCTGTTCCAGCAGCACCCCACGGTCCGCAAGGGCCGGGTGTTCGCGACGTTCGACCGCGCTGTGCACGTCGTGCCGCACGCGGAGATCGAACGCCTCTACCGCCACGGTGGGCGCTGGTCCCTTCACGATCTCGGATGCGGCGTCGATTGGGGCTGGTCTGACCCGTCCGCGTGGATCGTCGGCGGCCGGACCGGCGCAGGGACGATCGTCGTCGTTGACGAACAGTACGAGTCCGGGGTGCTGGTCGACGACAACGGCGGGTGGCTCACGCGAGCCCGCACGATGCGCACCGAGCACAAGCTCGGCTGGTTCGCCGCAGACCCGAGCGAACCCGGATACATCACCGCGCTGCGCCGCAGTCGCGGGGAGCCGCTGGTCTACAACGCAGACAACGCGATCTCCGCGGGGATCCTCCGCATCGCGACGCACCTGCAGATGGTCGAGACGGGCGCGGGTCGCAAGCCCCGGCTGCTGATCTCGGACCGCTGCAAGAACCTGATCCGCGAGCTCGAGCTCTACTCCTACCGCGCTGGTCCTGACGGACCGAGCGAGGAGCCCGAGGACCGAAATAACCACGCAGTCGACGCGTTACGCTATCTCACACATCGTCTGACTTCATAGTGAATTTGCTGACGAGCGCGAGCCTGATGATTAGGTAACGCGCATGTCGAAGTCGGAAGTCATCGAGTACGGCGGCACTCGTTTTCGCAGGTACCCAGAGTCTCAGGACGCGTCTCTGAGGAACTACTTCCGCCCGCCGATTCACATCGCGATGCGTGGCGTTGAATCGCTCCATCGCGAGATCTGGAAGGCCGAGCGTGGGCCAATCCCTCCCGGGTGGCACGTTCACCACATCGACGGGAACCCGCTCAACAACAGCCTCGACAACTTGGAGTGCCTCCCGGAAGCCGAGCACCTGTCGCACCACGGCAACCAAGAGTGCAGTGCTCGCAAGCGCGAGCACCTCGACAGCATCAGGCACTTGGCTGCGGCGTGGCACTCCTCGCCAGAGGGCATTGCGTGGCACAAAGAGCACGGCCGCTCAACGTGGGAGACCCACGAGGCGGAGCAGAGAACGTGTGAGTTGTGCGGTGTGCTGTATCTGACGAAGGCACGCCAGACCGTTAAGTTCTGCTCCAACAACTGCAGGTCCAATGCGCGCAGGCGGTCCGGCGTCGATGACGTCGACCGCGAGTGTCGCCGCTGCAAGAAGACCTTCCGCGTCAACCAATACAGCGTGAAGACGTTCTGCGGTCGTCTCTGCGCGGCGCGCCATCGCGTCGGCAAGTGACCGCAAGCGCGACGCGCTCCGCTACCTCGTCGCGAGACTTGCCACTCAATGAGCACCATCGAGACATACGACGCCGTGCGTGAGCACTGGCGCTACCTGCGCGACGCGCACCTCGGGGGCCGTCACTGGGCGACCCCGAGCGCGACGACGCTCGGCTCGACGTTGCTCTCGTGGCAAACGGGGATCGACGAGAGCGGACAGCCGATCTGCTCGCGCTCGACGCGTACGAGCTACCTCGTCGCGCACGAGGGCGAGAGCGATCGTCGATACGACGCGCGCCGCGCCATCGCGAACTACGTGAACATCGTCGGCCCCGTCGTGAAGGCGTACTCGGAGGGCGTCACCGCGCGCGTCACGCGCACCGTGGACGTGCTCGCGCCATTCGCCGAAGACATGGATCGCAGGGGCTCGACGTGGGGCGAGATCGCTGAGAGCGCGGCGCAGTGGGCGTGCGTCTACGGCGTGGTCGCAACCGTCGTGGACACCCCGCGCCGCGACGTGACGGGCATGTCCGAGGCGCAGCGCGCCGCAGAGAAAATCGCTCCGTACGTCGTGACGGTGCACCCTCCCGCGTGGGCGTGGGTCGAGTGCGAGGACGGGCGCGTTGTCGAGTTCGCCTACGTCTCGACGCCGTTCCGCTCCGACCTCTCCACGAGCGGCACCGCCGAGGTGGAGTTGCGCGTGTGGCGTGCGGACCGCAAGATCAACGGTGCTCGCGTCGCAGGCGGCTGGGAAGTGCGACAGGGAGGGATCGCGCTCTCGTCGAAGGCGACGCTGGCCGAGAGCGCGAAGGGGCTGAAGATCGTCGATAGCGGCGAACTCCCCGCGGTGCTCGGCGGCGAGATCCCGGTGACGTTCGCGTTCTACGACAGGGACCAGGCGAGCGATTGCCCGATGGGAATCAGCCTCATCGCGGACACCGCCGACGCCGCGCGCGTGATCTACAACTGCCTGTCGTGGGCGATGGAAGTGAACGCGTTGGCCGCGTTCCCGTTCCTCGCCGTCCCGATGCAGGACACGGGCGGCAAGCTCGATCAATCGACCGCGGCGAAGCTGGGCCCCGCACAGGGGCTCGGGTACTCCTCGGGCGCTGGCGCTCCGCAGTGGGTCGAGCCCTCGGGCACGTCGCAGAAAGAGCTGCGCGAGCACTGTGTGTTTACGTTCCAGTGGGCGATGCGGTGCGCGGGGCTCGAGCTTGCGGCGGACTCGTCCGCGCAGGTGCAGAGCGGCGAGGCGTTGCGCATTCGCTCGCGTGACTTCGAGTCGCGCGCGCTTCGGTTCGCCCGCAACATGCAGCGGTGGGAGGTCGCGACCCTGCGCCTCTACGCGCGAATGGCGGGGGTCGATCCCGAGCCGATCGCGGTGACGTACGCCAAGCGGATCACGATGAGCGACCCCGGCGAAGACCTCGCCCGCGCGCTCACGGTGCTCGCCGCGCCCATCGAGATCGGCCCCGAGGCGCGCGCCATGCTCGTCAAGGTGGCGCTCGATGCGTCGATCCCGATGAGCGACGAAGAGCTGGGCGCGATCTACGAGCAGCTCCGCGCGATGTACCTCGGAGACCTCACGACCTACGACGCGAAGCAGGCCGTCGAGCGCATGAGGGCTGAGAACGAGGCGAAGGGGCTCGCGCTGGTGGCTGCGGAGAGCAGCGCAAAGGCAGGCACCAATGCCTCCACCTGACGGCGGGCTCCCATCAATCGGCATGCCCCGCACGGGGCAGCGCGGCGGCGTGACGCGCTCGACGCCTGCGCTCGACGCGACGAAGAAGTGGCTCGACTCGATCTCGGGCGTTCACACAGTGGACCTCGGCGGGATCTCGGCTGAGTCGCAACGCAAGATCACCTACGGGCTCGAGCGACGTGGGCGACCCGTCACGAAGGTCACGGCGTACATGGTCGGTCGCATGGTCTCGCGCGGTCAGCGATGGCTCGCGGGTGTCGCGCGTCCGACCAAGGCGGCGTTCTGGGACGTGATCGACGGTGAGGCCCTCGGCGTCATCCGTGAGCGCCTCGCAAATGCTGGCGGTGATCTCTCGGGCGAGTGGGCGAAGAACCCACTCAGCCCCGAGTACGCGAAGGAGAAGGCGCGGCGCTACCCCGGTCGCCCGATGGGGCAACGCACGGGCGCGCTGTTGCGAGACGTGCGCAGCGCAGGGGCGTTCGCGGTGACGAGCGGAGGCAAGCGGTGACGGTCACGGCACGAGACGACGGGTGGCTGCGGACGCACGACGACGTGCGCGGGGCGGTGTGCGGAGAGGCTCGCAGGCTCGGAGCGCGCGCGTACGTCGCGCCGCTGCGGACCGATTCACACGCGATGGCAGAGCGCAAGGTGGGCAAGCTCGGGTCGTACGCCGTGACGCTCGAGCGGTTCGGCATGCGCCCGCTCTCGGAGGCGTCTGCCTACAGCCTGCCCGTGCCGGAGGACCGAATCCTCCAGCACGTTCGCACGATGGTTCAGGGCGCGGCTCGCGCCGCAGAGGAGAAGCGACGATGAGTGTCGAAGTGGATGTGAACGCGCCCGCGGCAGAGGCCGAGGCGGCGGCAGAGGGTGAGAGCGCGGGCGAAGAGGTCGCGCCGGAGATGCTCGAAGGCGACGCGGCTGCACAGGTCGCGCTCGCGATCGTGGCGTTGCAGGACGCGCTCCCGGTCGAGTGCGCCTCCATCGAGGTGATGGGGCTCGACGCGGACGGCGACGTGCTCATCGAGTGCACCGATGCTGCGGGCAACGCTGCGGCGTTCGCAGTCCCGATGGACGCGATGAACGCGGCGGTCGAGACGATGGCATCGAGCGCGGAGGGCGACGCGTGAGCCTCGCAAAGAAGATCGAACAGCGTCGCGCCTCCAAGCCCGCGCAAGCGGCGGACGACGGCGAACTCTCGGTGCGCATCGCGAACCTCGAGCGAGACCTCGCTGACGCGCGCGCCAAGTTGGGCGAGCACGAGAAGAGCGCCCTCTTGTGGCAGGAGAAAGCGCAGCAGGCCGAGGCTCGGTACACGTCCGAGAAGCTCCGCAGCGCGATCCGCAACGCAGCGCTCGCTGCGCACGCGGTCGACCCTGACGACGTGACCGACCTCGTGCTCCCCAAAGGCGCGCGCATCGACGGTGATCGCGTGGTGTTCGGGCAGGGCGCGGAGGCGAAGCCCGCCGCGGAGTACGTCGCGGCCTACCTCGAAGGCAAGCCGCACTTGCGCAAGGCGGCACCGGTCGCGCAGGGCTCGGGAGCCCCGGCGACTCAGGCCACGTCTGCCCCCTCGGCTGCGCCGGCGCTGTCCAAGCCCGACCCGACCGACTCGGCCGCGGTCGCCGCGTACTACGCCGCGCAGCGCGACGCGACGACCAAGGCCGTCACGGAACGAATCCAGAGCAAGCGCGCCCGCTGATCGCGGGTCGCACACGTTTTCATCGCAGGCCGTACGGAGCGGAAGCACCGGCGTCGGCGGCGGAACCAACAGGTTGAATCCATGGGTGCAACTCTCTCCAGCCTCGGCGCTCTCCTCAAGGAGAACGTCGAGACGGGCGCGCACGATCTGATCTTTCGCGAGACGGATCTGCTCCGCGCCATCTCGGACTTCGGCGGCGGCATGATCGCGTCGCAGGGGTCCGCCCCGTTCAAGTGGCAGGTCGTGAGCGGCTCGAACGGCAGCGTCGAGACGTTCGTCGAGGGGCAAGCCCCTCCCGCGTCCGGCCAGCAGTCGTACCTCCGCCCGTCGCTCGACGTCTTCGGCGTCCGCGCGGTGTGGGGCATCACGGGCCACGCGCGCGACAACGCGCTGAAGGGCGGCTACTACGAGTCGCTCCCGAGCGTCGAGGAGGTCTACGCGCAGAGCGACGTGGCCAAGAAGATCGAGGACTCGCTCTGCGGCTCGACGCAGGACGTGGGCATCGCCTCGATCATCGACGCGGGCGACACCTACGCGGGTCTCGCCCCCGGCTCCAACGCGCAGTGGGCGAGCGAGGAGAACGCCGTCGGCGGCGCGCTCACGCTCAGCGCGATGGATGATCTCTACGAGGAGCTGACCTCGGCGCTCTCGGGCTCGGTCAACCGCGGCGCGTCCCCGAGCGCGATCCTCTCGCACCCCAAGCAGATGCGGAAGTACTCCGCGCTCGCGGGGACTCCGGGCGCGGCGAACAACTCCGTTCGCGTGATGCCCGACGGAACGCAGGGGCTCGACCTCTCGTTCCGCTGGGGCGCGGCGTCGTACCAGGGCGTGCCGATCCTGCGCATCCGTACGCTCGCGAACAGCGAGATGTACATGGTGGAGCTCGGGGATTTCGAGCTCATCGAGCACCGCCCGCTCACGGTCGAGCGCGTGAACGTCAACCCCGAGTTGATCGAGTACAGCGTCACCACGACGCTCTGCCTCAAGGTCCGCCGTCGCAACAAGCACGGCAAGATGACCGGTCTCACCTGAGCCGGAAGGAGCAAGACAATGGGTGCTTTCACTGCAACCACGCAGGTCTCTGCCGCGTCCGGTTCCCCCAAGGTCGTGGTCTTCACCGCGCTCGGTCCCGCGTCGTACGACGCG